TTCAATCAAGGATAGTAAAATTATCACTTAGAAAAACAAAAAAACCACAAGCCTAAGCCTGTGGTTTCTGTGTGTATAACTAATTTGAAATTATTTCTATATATATTTTATTTTGTTGTTTCTTCTTTAGCCTGAGCCAATGTGATCAGTCCATCAGGCTCTACCTCAAATTCAGGCTTATCAGCAAGTGAGCCGTCATTATTGAGATAGTACCAGCCTTTTTCAGATTTAATAAAGGCATTAGATACCATTGAGCCTTTTTGATAATCAAGATAATACCATGTATCTTTGTATTTGACCCAGCCTGTGACCATAGCACCCTGATTGTCAAAATAGTACCAGCTATTATCAATCAGCACCCATCCAGTGGCCATAGCACCATTTGGAAGTAAATAGTACCAGTTAGTGTCTGAGTGCTTATGCCAAGTATTAGCTTTCATATAGCCATTGCTATCAAAGAAATACCAGACATCATCAATAACTTGCCATTTATTAGTAGGATATGTGCCATCTTCATTGACATACCACCATCCAGTACTATTATTGTGCCATCCAGCCTCTGCCTTGGTCTCGCCTAGCATTTCTTGGACGGTTGAGCCTAGACTTTGATAGTGCTTGATTTTAGCAATGACATAATCTCTAAGACTGTCATTATATCCACCATGCAAGGCTAGTGAACGTTTAGGGCATGATGTGCTTGAAAATTCATTATGAAACTTGATATTAGAGTAGTTAGGAGTATCTCCATAATAGGTCATATCCTCAGCCATCTGTCTCAAGACCATGTTTTCATTCTCAATAAAATCAGCGTCTGAGGCATTATATTGTTGACAAACTTCATAGCTGATAGAGTTCATGTTAGCGTCATAGTTAGCAGCTGACCAGGTGCCACTGTAGGTATTCTCAACCCTTGCAATAGTGTCACGGTTGATATAATAGTGAGCAAATCCTAGATCTGATTGACCGTTGTTATAGCGTTCTCGTAACCAGCCTATATAACTCTCAGGCGTCATGGAGCCAGCGTCATTGTGTAAAATATAATATTTTGGCTTATGTGTAGGTCTTGCACCAGCAATTCCATTAAATACATTAGTATTGATAATTTCTACCATTTTTATTTCCTTTCTTATGGTAAGACATTAGGCCAAGGCTCGCTCGTAAGATATGAGATAGAACTTACTCGGATGTCCCCAATATCTCGGTCTGTTGGCACAGGGTCTGTAAACTGAAACCTCAGCATGTTGCTGTCTCCAGCGCCTCCTAAATACCAAGTTCCATAGGGTGTGCCCTTGTCGTTGTAAATCCCACCAATCAAGCTAAACTCTGAACGGAAACCAACAGGAACCCCACCTAACCCTAAAATAAAGCAGTTTCTTTCTCGGTCAGACGGCTGTACTTGATACCCAGCTCCTCCACGCCTTACGATACCAAACCAACCCCAGCTTAGCCCTCCAAACTGATACATCACGGTATCATTTTTGCGCCTTACTTTTAGATATGAGTTACCAAGTTTTGACACGATAGGGAGAGTACGCCAGCCAGTATCTCCAGTTAAGACCTCCCAGCCTTCATTACCATTCCCCTTTCGCTTTATCCATTTGAGAGCGCCATTTGTTACTGTGGTATCAACGTAAGTAGTCCCTACTGGTGCTGTTACTTTCCTTTCAGGGAAACCAGTTCCGTGGATTTCGTATTGGTTTACTTGTCCACCTGTACTAGCTGGAGCGCTTGGCAAGACAACACTGCCACCACCACCAGATAAACTAAGAGTGTTGCCATTAAGATTGAGCCTTTGAGGTTCTTTTTGTTCAATAAGAGAAAGTCTTTGTTTAACTTCACTGTCATTGTATGGCTGAGGGATTTCTGATTTTTTAGCATACTCATCTAAATTTTGATGTTGAGTAAGGTAGCCCTTGCCAGCTAGAGCCTCCTCAGTCACAAATTTTGAGGTATCTACCTCTTTTTTATTTTCAAGAGTCTCAACTCGTTTCTTGAGCTCAGTATCATTGTAGGGGTCAGGTAGCTCTGAGTGTTTAACGTAGTCATCCAAGCTCTGATGTTGAGTGAGATAACCTTTACTATCTAACTCATCTCTTGTCACTAAATTGCTAGTGTCTACACTTGGTTTGTTCTCTAAAGCCACTACACGCTCTACAAGGGGCTTGTCATCATAGATAGTGTCATTGTCAGGCTTAGTCTTTAAAGCCTTAATGTCGTCCAAAATACTGGCCACATCACTCTGATTAGCCTTGTTTGCAAGCTCAGCTCTTAGATCACTGTCATCATAAGCTACGCCTGGAGCATTGTTTTTAGGTAGTAAGTTCTCAAGTTCATCCTTTGTCACAATGTTATTGACATCTATGACACGCTTGGTCTTTGACTCCATGACAGGTGCCTGAGTAGCCTTGTCAATCTCACTAACTTTCACATGGAAAGAGAAAGCATATACATCAGCAGATTTCTCAACTTTCTCAAAATAGATGTATCCTGCGACTGTCTCACTTGCAATTATCAAAGAGTTATCAAACTTGACTGTAAAGCTATTGCCATCTATGGTAGCCTCTACCTCTTTATAGCGATTGGTGCCCTTAAAGTGAAATAGACAGATGACTTTCTCAGCCGTAAGCTCTTTTGTCGTAAAGTGAAATTCTGCTATCTCTTTATCTTTACTGTAGAGCTCATGCTGGAGCTTATCAATCCCTCTGATATTGCTTGTCAGCTCTATATTTTTGCTGATAATTTTTTCCAATTTTTGCCCTCCTTTCTAATAAAAAAGAGAGCCTAGTAGGCTCTCCATGCTTAATCTTGGCTAGGCTCTGTATATGTCAAAGCTCTTGAGCTATCTGATAGCCCTGCAGTAGTAGGGTCAGGCACAATATTTAGGGCGCTCACGATTGAAAGCCCGATAAGGTAAGGGTTACCTAAGAATTTCAAAAACAATTCATAAACCCCAGCCCAGCTAGTCAAGTCCTCAAATTTTAACCCAAAATAGGTCAAAATTGGTAGGATGATAGCAAGTAGTAAACGGATAACAAACGCTCTATTCTTAAAGCGTACCAGCCAGTTAATTTTCATTTTTAATTCCTCACTTCTAAAATGTTGTATTTTTGGTAGAGGCCATCTATATAGCCGTTACCACCTAAATTTTTATAGCTCTTGTGCATTTTGTGGATGATGTCAGACTCATGTACTGTAGTATATCCACGGTTAATAGCTGTGGTCATGTCTCTCTCTAGTCTTAAATACATAGTGACTAGATGAGCCTCATCATGCACCGACAATTTTTTATTGACATCTAAAAGCATTTCATTATTTGAGTGCCCTAGGTCTTGCACAGTCTCTACTGTATGTTGAATAGTGCCCAACTCGTTTTTGAGTTCATTAAATTGCTGCTTATTCAAATTGGCTGACTTGCTTGCTGTAAGCCCAAACCATCCAGTAGCAATAACACCAACAGTAGGGGCTAGATGTGCTATTAAATCTGATATAGTCACGCTTGCCCCCCCTTTCTTATTGTGGCACTGCCTCAGTATTTAGCTCTGTGCTTGTTGTTGGAGTATTTTCTTTTGGTGGCTCCCATTTCCAAATACCTAACTTTCCATTTCTCTCAAGATCTGCTAGTTCTTTTACTGTCTGACCTTGATAAGTAAACGGCTCATTCACTTGCACCATGACACGCTTGCCCTCTTGGAATTGCTCACCGTGTTCAGGGTTCTCAATCGTGAAAATATCGTGAGGTTGATAGACTTTTCCAACTTCGCCAAGGTCTACCAATTCAAGACCACGCTTGAATACTGTAGGGTCTAGTGGATTGTCCACATCTGTCACTCTTGCAAGTACAGCCCAGTTAGCAATGGCTTTGACAGCGTTAATAGCGTTGTCTTTTTCCTCAAGTTTCTTGTCATAAGTTTGCTCTTGGTTTTTTAATTCCTCTTGCAACTGTTTGACACCCTCAGCAGGGTTAAATTCTGTGGCCACTAGACCAAGCACAGCCTCAATCAACGCACTATCAGACTCATTTGTACGGTCTCCACTCAATACACGGTCAAAGGCTGTGTAGGGCGCCTCTTTACGGATTGCCACAAAAGTTCTATTACTATCTTGCAAATATTTGCTAATTACTTTAAATTCCATATATATCATCCTTTCTCAATTTGTTGAGCTTTTACTTCCTCATATAGGTTTTTGAGTTGCTCATCAGATTGTAAAATCCCATTCATTTCCTCAAAACCTAACTTGATATTTTCCAAGTCAGCAAGCGCCTCATCACGCTCATTTTTAACTTGTTGCAACTCAGCAAGAGCCTCATCACGCTCAGCCTTGTCATACGCTCCATTTATAGTCTTGTTAGCTAACTCAATAGCTAATTGATTGATAACATTTTCTGTTGTGTTCATTTTTTTACCTTTTTTTATTTCCATTTTGAGTAATAGCCACGGCTGTAGTTCCCTTGAACAGCTCCGAGATTTCTGAAATTGTCGTAAATATCATTTAAAATATATGATAATCGGACGCCTTGGATATAAATTTCATTGTTGACATGAATTTTTTCAATTCCGTCAAGCTCTTTCTTTGTCATGTCCAAAAAAATGACTGGTGAGTCATCCAATCCGTGTTCCATGAAAAGTATCCGTTTTCCGTATAGTGCCAATCCAGAGCGAATATTATTACCTCCTCTACCGTTCCAAAATTGGAGCCCAGTGGTTGTGTTGTCTCGTTCTATACGTCCGTTACGACTACTAATTAGACTTGTGTAGGATAATGGTATATCCTCAAATCCTCTTTCTATTCCTTGCCAAAAAACAAGTGACTGTAGTGGTCTGCCTGAAAATTGATTTTTAATACCTACTCCATTACCATTCATCTCAAGCCATCCAGTTTGCAAATTAAATGATGTAACGCCATTCAGAGCTGATATAGACCCACCATTTATCAAATCAGCTGAGAGTTTGCCTGATGTGATGTTACTAGCGTTTAGATTGACCACGTTGACTAAATTAGCGTCTAGCTTACCTGTTCGGATTTTACCAGCGTCTAACTCGTCTATCATGGCATTCTTGATAGTACCGTTTGCAATGAATGTAGTATCAGGCGTAACTACTAGCTTATTCTTGCCTACTTGCAAACTAGCCCCACCTGTGGCTAAATTCAAGGCACTCAATACATCACCATTGCTATTAAGAGTTTTCACTGCAAAACTATCCTTTAAGATAGACATTGTAGTCCTAGTGTATTCACTGTTGTAGTCTGTGTTGTCCACAAACTCCTCAGGAATTAAGCGCCTATCAATGATCATAGGTTTGTGAATGACGATATTACCTGGACTGGTAAGAGTAAATCTAAGGCAATACTCATTTAATTCACCAGTATAAGGAATGTCTAAATAGCCAGTAAATACCTGATTACCAGTTTTATTAAGCAAAATTTGAGAGTTATAATACATTCCTAAACCTGTAGTATTGTCTAGTAATTGTATTAAAACTCTGCCATCCTTTGGCACCTTGTCTACTGCAATTTCAATACGATAACCAAGACCCTCACCTTTATTCACAAATTTCTTTGTGAGAGGGAACCGAACCCCTAGCCATCCTGACATAGAGTCAGTGTAGTTAATTCTGATCCCGTCATGGTCGCCCCAACTGACACGCTCTAAATGCTTATCAGTATCAACTGATGAGATATACTTAGGGATTTTTGTAGGAGCGTAAAAAAGATTATTTAGATTACTAAATCTCTTGCCTACCTCAACATTAAATAAATCTGATGTCAAGGCCATCCTTGCTATATTTGTGCTGATATTTGAGTCATCTCTGCCTAAAATACGCTCATAGAGCTTAGATGTTTCTCTGACTTCCTGAAAGTCAGCAAGAGATACCTTACCATTCAAGTCAGTCCTCAAATTAGCAATTAAGCTAGAGGTTTCTGTGGCTGTTTGGTTAGCCTTATTTAGAGCCTGTACTGCCTTACCGTCAATTTGAGTGGCCTGAGTTCTCAAAATAGACAAATTACGCTCATTGTCTTGCTTGTATAGTGATAACTCTTGACCTGTTGAGTTAGAGGCGTTCTTAGCCTCTTGAGCAAGTCTCTTAGAGGTCTCAGCCAACTCTTGAGTAGCATTTGACTTTTTGAGCAAATCAGAGACTTTCTGGTCATGCTTAGCCTCAATTCCAGCCATCTTAGTATTGACGGCCTCAAATTGTTTATCTACCTCTCTCTTAACACGGTCAACATCCTCAGTATCAAGGCGTTTCTCCCACATGCTACCATTCCAAATATACATCCGTTGATACTGGCCATTTTTTTCAAACCATGTATCACCTATTTTGTGCTCAATATTTTTGGCTGGTGTTACATGCCAAATCTTATTTCCTGTGCCACTGATGAGATATTGAGGTAGAGTGCTCTCAATAGAGGCCTGTCTTTCCTCAACTACTGATAGACGATCAGCAATTCCTGCAGTCATGCTAGATGACAATGACTGTCCGATAGTGCCTAGTGTTATCTCCTCGTTGGAGTCAGTGTAGACATCATAGACCACCTTGACTACTTTCTCAGTGGTTGTAGTAATGTCAAATTGAGGATAGTAGAGAGGGATGATGTCACAGAGCTCAACTTCCTCCATCACTCCAAAATCTTGATAGTCCAAAGTATGTGATAAATCTACATAAGAGACCTCTGTAGAGATTTTAGGAGCTCCAATGTTATTGCTTTTGATGTAAGACTGACCTAGTGACCTCAATTTTTCAGCTGTTGGAGGGTGCTTGTCATCAAATTTGCCTGAGAAATCTACCAGGGATATTCTTCTCTGAGCGTATAATCTCAAATAAGGGCTATCTAGGATGTGCTCAGGTAATGTGACTAAGACCTCATGTGACTCCTCACCATTTGGCGTGTAACGTGCAAAGGGATAGATAGAGGTATAATTACCGTCTAGGAGCCTTTCCTCCTCTACGCTGAGCAGATTACGCCCGTACTCTAGCACGGTTGGAGCTTTACGCCCCATCTGCTGATGGAGAATGATGAGGTTATTATCAAACTCATATTCACCACCAAACACATCAAGGATAGAACCTGAAACACCACCTAAGGCTTTCCTAGCATTTCCAACCTTGTCTACCTCCCATGAGATATTCCCTAGAGTTTGGATGTCTGAGCTAACATCAAATACATCATCTCCTACTAAGCTCTCTTTCCATAGCCTAAGAGCTGCCTCAGCGGTAACCTTTGAGGCTTTTACAATCGGTTTCAAAGCAATATCTGAGGTTCTCATAGAGATATGACGGGCATAGATTTCAATATGTTCACTACTATTCTTGACTATACGGTTAATTTCAAAGGTTTGCCATTTGGTTCTCTTACCAGCGTCTGACTTGATTTTCATCTCCTCTTTAAATACAGAGGCAAAATGGCCATTTACTGGATATTTGATATATAGGTCATAATTACCATTTCTTTCTCTGGTAACAGTGACCTTATAAGCGTCTGAAATCTCACCCAGCCCAAATGTTCTAAATGAGCGTTCATCAGCTTTATATAGTACTGGGTTCATAGTTTAACCCCCCAATTAGGAACAGCTGACATGGTAAAATTACCAGTCCATGAGATCCTATTATTTCCGACATCAAAAAGAGGCATTCTGTGCTTACCATTCCTAGTGATTTTATCCCAGGCTGACAGATTGCCACTATATACTAGATGTTTCTGCATATCTATTATGAGTTCATTTTGGACGCTCTCAAGCGATAACTGGTAGCCATTGATGGTCAAAATACCATTACCATTGCCTCTAATCTTAATTAGTGGCTTAGATTGTACGTTACCTAGGTTTTTAAGCGTCATCCCATTTGTCAGAGGGATTTCATTGCGCCCAGTTTTTAAAAATTTGATGGGGTGAATTAAAAAGTTTAATTTCACCTCACCAAAATTCCTAAGTAATTCCTTAACGTTAAATGACTCAATAAAAGTAGCAAGATAGATATAATCAGGATCCCATGAGAGCTCCATCTCTTTCCAACCCTTGACATTGAGCCAGTCACTTATAGCTACCTCTGATGTGGACAATCTCTCAACCGTGCTGATTTTCATAGGAAACTCACGCTTGACAGGTTTAAGCCTCTGATTATCTTTCAAAAGCACCCCATCACGCCCTGGCACCTCAATAGTCTCAACATCATAGGAGGTAGAGCTAAACTCAATATCATTTATAATTTTTAACCCAAAATCACTAGATTTCTTGCCATCAAATTTAATAAATGTGCTCATTAAACACCTCCTAATCTCTCTTGTTCTCTATTTGTGTACCATGCCATCTCTTTCATAAGATGTTGTATGTCACGTTTCTCAGTCTCATCTACCTTGTTGCCATGATAGTTAAAATTATACTGGTTGTTAATTTCTGCATTAGTGCCTGAGTCAGATTTATCAGCTTTAGCCTGAGAGGCTCCTAGAGTCATTTTTAATGACTGACTTAATGTGTTATTGCCAAGCCCAAGTAAGTCCTCAGCACCAAATTTAAAAGCTGACATCTCTTTTTGAACGTAGGCCAAGCTATCAGTAACATCTGAGGTGTTTTTCTCAATACCTACAGCGATACCTTGAGCAATGTAGCGCCCTACATTATCTCTAAAGAGTCTTGATGGTGAGTGTATCCTTGCTTTAGCTCTTGCAGCTCTCTCAGCTTGATAAACAAGGGCATTAGCTGCAGCCGTCACAGCGCCTAGGGCTGAATACATTCCATTTGCTAAGCCTTGACCAATCATAGAGCCTACATATTGCATAGTAGATACGCCTCTCATCCCTGCTGATCGTATTGAGTTGACCATTGATGTCATTGCTGATGTAGCTGAGCCAATGCCTGAGCGTATGCCGTTTGTTATACCTGTTGAAACTCCACGCCCTGCCTGTTGACCAGCTTGAGTCATTTGACTTGCTGATTGTCTTACCACATTGGTCATCTGTTGCATGCTTGAGCTCATTTGTGAGACAGCTTGTGTCATTGCTGATCTAATCACTGAATTAAGCTGAGACATAGCTGACACAGCAGAGCTAGAGATGTTAGCAAAACTAGAGGCCACTGTAGGAGCTGATGTCGCTAATTGCATGATAGATGTGTTAGCTGTCATAGCTGAGGCTGAAATTGCTGAGAATTGGCTAGGGATTGTACCTAGCACCCCACCTAGTGAGCTAATAACTCCAGTTGTTGCAGAAAATCCTGATGTCATTGCTGATGTAGCTGACATAGTAGCTGTTAAGGCACTTGATAAACCAATAAGGGCACTTTTTAAGACAGTAATGCCTGAAACAGCACCAGACAAGCTACTAAATGAGGCCACTGCTGATGTAGCAAATGTGCTCATGGCTGTCCCTGCTGTTGTTAAAGTGTTTGGTAATTGGTTAATGCTTGTGCTTAATGCACTCAATGATGATGGTAGGGTCTGCATGGCTACACTTGCTGCTCTTGCTGATGTAGCTATCAAACTCAATCCTACCCCTGACTGTTGTAGTCCTGATCCTGCTGTAGCGATACCTGAGTTAGCTATTGCTGCCAATCCTACGGCTGTTGCTGCTAGGGTTCCAACCAAATCACCCAGGTTAAGGTCTACTAGCATTTTTACGCCTTGAGCCATCAACTTCACGCCTGCTCCAGCATTTTTAGCAGCATTACCCATGCTTTCAAAGATACCAGCGACACCATCAAGAACACTCCTAATAACTGAACCAAATGACTCTACTACGCCTTTGGCACTATCCAGGATAGACTTAACTTGCTCACCAAATGTCTTAATTAAATTAGTCAAACTATCAATAATAGGACTGATTTGATTGACAAGGTTATTAAATGACTCAATAAGAGACTGAATAATAGGAGCTGTTGATGTCACCATCTCAGTAATCGCTGGCACAAATGGAGCGACTGCTTGGACAATTTGGACAACTGCCTCAGTGACAATGCTGACCACTTGAACAAAAGTATCTGAAATAATTCCAACTATAGGGGTAATAGCTGTAGCTACATTGGCAATACCTGAGCTGATAGATGTTACTACCTGACTAATAGCTGATCCTAGTGCTGTGATCACTGGCGCTAACCCACTAAATGAGTTGATGATGGAGCTAACTGCTGCTCCCACGGCTAAAATAACTGGTGACATCATTGCAAACGATGAGGCTATAGTAGGGAGCACAGGTGCTACAATTACAAGAGCTTGCGCTAGTCCTTGGATAGCCATGTTTAGGATAGTACCTATAGCTGTACCTACACTGACTACCACATCTCCGATAGCTTGCAAGATAGTTGCTAGGCCTTGGCCTTGAGTTCCCATCAAAGCAAATGCTGCTCCTAGAGCCAAAATAGGCACGGCTAATGCTGCAATAGTTACAGGGTTAATCATAGATAAACCTTGACCAATCCCACGAAAAGCAGTCCCTATGCCCTCGCCAATTCCTTTGGCCATTGTAGCGACACTTTCTCCCAAACTACGGATGACTGCCACGATTTGAGAACCTATTGAGGATACTGTTGATGTGGTTTCACTTAGTGCTGATGTAGCATTACTCTTAAATAGCCCAAAAGGATTGAATGATTTTAAAAAGTTAAACGCTTTAAAACCAGTTACTAAGCCAAGTAAACCTACAGTGATTGCTTGAATGACTCCAGTAGGCAATGAGCTGATAAAGTTACCAGCTACTGTAGCAGCCTGTGAAAGCCATTTGACAATATTGCCTAATACACTACCTAGAGTTGACAAGACTTCTGATGTAGTTAAACTATCCCAGACATTTTTCAGAGCTCCAGCTATACTCTTAATGGCGCTAGTAAATGCACTGACTGCCCCAGTGTTTGAGAATGCTTGCCAGAAAGTTTTTATTTTACCAACAAAATTAGAGATTGATGTGCTGACATTTGAAATAATGCCATCAATATTGATACTCTCTAAAAATCCTCCCAATTTATCTGCTAAACTATCAAAATTGATTTTTTCTAAAGCGTCTGAAACTGCATTGACTGCCTTAATTCCAAACGAATTGAGTTTGTCAAAGGCTGGCATTAGCTTATTAGAGAGGCTCTCTTTTGCCCCATCTATAGCTTGGTCAACTGTTTTAAACTCTGTGGCCATCTTTTGGAAAGCGTCTGAGTTTCCTGCTTTATTCATAGCGTCAAAGAAATCCTCAGTCTTGACTTTCCCATCTTGCACAGCTTTTACAAGATCAGCCGTAGACATTCCCATCTCTTTTGCTACTGCAGCCATACCAGCAGGCGCTTGCTCCATCATAATTTTAAAGTCCATCCAAGCTACTTTGGGCTTACTTGCCATCTGTGTTGCTTGTGTAGACAATGATTTCATGGCTTGAGCTGGGTTCTCTGCTGAGGCTGCAAGACCACCAAAGGCCTTAACTAAGCTACCTACATTTTTAGTACCTACAGCGTCAAGCTGTGAGTAAGTATTAGCCATGTCAGAGGCTGAGTAGATGGTCTTGGTTGCAAAATCTTGCATTTCAGTCTTAGCTGCCTTAATTTCCTCAGATGAGCGCCCGAATGCTTGCAGGTTCCCCTCAAATGTTTTCCAGGCTTTCTGTGAGCTGTTCAATTCTGAGGCCATCTCACGGATACCCCCAGTAACTGCACTGACCCCACTTGATAAGGCTGAGCCAATCAAATTAGCTCCCAGTACAGACTTGAATACAGAGCCTACTTTTTGCCCTGTACTCTCAAGGCCTCCAAAAAGAGACTTGAGCTTGCTGACTCCAGCCTGAGCACCTGAGCCATCCATGTCTACTTTGATAGTTACTGAACCATCTGCCATTTATTCCCTCCTTTCTAAATTAGTAGTCAAAATCTTTAGGTAGAGCGTACTCTTTTTTAAGTTCTTTCATGCTCTCTCTATACTTCTTACTATCTCCCTTTTGAGGCTTATAAGCTCTTATCTTGATAACCTCAGAGAATTTAGTATCACTAGGTAAGCCATTTAGTAGAGCATTAAACTTTTTCCAGTGTAGGCTGTTCTGAGCGTCAATAAGATCAATGCCGTATGCTTGCATGAATGATGAGTAAATATACTCAGCGTCATATTTCAAGCTGAAAAGTCTGGCACTGGTCTCTGATTGACTCCTAGAGCGTATCTTGCTCTTGATCGGGTTGCCTGCTAGGTCTAGCACTGGTGCTGTATCTCTAGCTGGAATAAGTCTGATGTGCTCCTCAAATACCATCTTAAAGATACCAGTGGCCTCCTCAGGTGTAAGAGCCTGAGTGAAATCTACATCTGTGAATATCTGTAAAGCAAGATAGGGCTTGTAAATCTCATCAATATCATCATCATTGATAAGCTCAATTACTTTCAAGACCTTGTTAAAAGAGATGTTCATAGGGTACACATCATCACCAAGGACTAACTCATCAGTCAATTTCCTTGATAAATCTAGCATGTTAGTCTCCTAGATATTTCTTGAGAGCGTCTGTGTTGTTACGTTTCTCCCATTCTGATATTACACCGTTGATGGTTTCAAGTAAGTAGGCCATTGTGTCAATAGTAGACCCATTTGAGAAATCGTAGACTTTTTGATAAGCCTCAGCGTCAAATAGCTCTGTCCATGAATTTTTAACCATGTCTTGTAGAGCCTCAAACGCTTTTTCATCATCTGCATTGGCTACTTTCTCGCCCTCCTCTTTGAGGATTTTGCCAGTTTGTTCCATTTTGTGGATATTTTGGTCATTTCCGATAAATTCAAGAGTAAACTCTCCAAATTCTACAGGGATGACATTGTCACGCTTTTTAATTACTACCATTATTTCTTTCTCCTACTAATTTTTAATCAAAAATAAAAAGGGGAGTATTGCCACTCCCCCTAAAACACATTATCCGACTACAGCGGACTCTTTAGGTGCTGAGTTCCAGCTAATAGTACACTCAAAGCCCTCAAACTCAGCCGCCTCGCCGCCTCCAATTTTAATGCCAGAGGCTGTAGCTACGCCCACATATTGTTTTTTGCCATCAGCGTCAACAACTTTAAACCACAATTTACGCCCATCACCAATTTTAAAGCGCATGCCAGCAATGATAGCCTGTGCCTCATCCTCTTTGATGTAGTCCCCCTCAAATGAGAACCCGTATTTTACAGATTTTACTACTGTTTCAGGTGTTCCATCACCATTGTAGTAAGCTGTATCATCTGTCTCCTCGTCATTCTCAACCTCAGCGGTTGTCACTCCATCTGCAAGCCATTTCCAAGCGTCACCTGTTGGCTCTGTTGATGCGTTTTCTGCTGACCAAGGTGCCACATAGTGCTTGCGCTTTGCATTTTTTAATTTTGGCATTTAATTTCCTCCATTTACTTCAATTTCTGCCGTTACATCTAACATGTAAATATAAAAGCCTTGATCATCACGGTCATTAAGGAATGGCTGTGAGACTTCAAGGCCTCTGAATTGATATGAGTTATTTTTGCTAGGTAGTTCTAAATCAAAATTAGCAAGAGCATGATTGATAGCCCACAAAATAGAGCTTGTTCTTTGATGGTCAAGTGTCTTGATAGCCACCTCAAAAACAAGGCTGATGTCTTGCTTACCGTCCATGTACTCTTTTAAAATCTTTCCACCTGGCAAAGGATATAGGACTAAATCCTCTTTCTCTGATAAATAGTCAAGTCTACAAGTAAGAGAGAGGTTTAGCGTGTTGATGAAATCTCTTAAAACCTCTGAAAAATCATTATTATTCATGCTTTTACTCCCATTGCTTTTATTCCTACTCTCTCCCAGTCTTTAAGGTGTAGCGCTGTAGCCTTTAAATCCCAGCGTTTGCCCGTTCCTGGTGTAGTGTATTTACTGAAATAAAAAACCCTAGCCTTGTTGTAGCTAGATCCGTAAAATTGGGCTCTGGCATAAGGCCCAGGGTACCTGACCCCATCTTTAGTAGCTTGGCCACTTCCACTGAGGTCACCACTTTTCCTAGGAACAAAGGGGCTCATGTCTGTTAGCATTTGGTTAGCCATGGCTAATTTACCTTTTGCTAAAGCTGTTGGAGATACCTTATTTTCAATCCCTTTGAGGTCAATCTTGACAGATACGCTAGTTCCCATCAGATACACTCCACTTCATAGCAAAATACTTTTTGTTTATGTGGATAACTAATAGGCAATATAGCAGTAACTCTATATTCACGCTCACCATCATTGATGATGGCATTTTTAAAGGTATCATCTAAGGTAATAGGACAATGTTTAGGGTACACAAATAAGGTGCTAGGTTTGGACTCTTTACGGCTGTTTTTGGTGCCTTGCACTTGATACTGTCTATCAAATCTGACATGTTTAAGGGTCACTGGGCTCTCTAATATTACTTTTCCCCATCCGTCTTTTTCGCCAGTATCTTTTTTGATTGTTACAGTATCAATTAATAAACGTTTATCAATCTCTATCATATCCTACCCCTCTATACCCAAAACCTGCTGCTTTTAGCACGTTCAAGGCGTCAAGTGATAGATTATACCTAGAGCTTTCAAAGGCTTGTTTTGAGCCTCCCTGATAGCTTATATGAGTCCTGCCTAATATCACTGTTGAGGCTGACTGTCTGTCATCAGCTGTAGCAATACCACTAGCGTCTAAATACGCCACTTGGTAAGCCGTAGCAAGTTTGACAGCTTTCTTTCTAAATTTGATTTCAGTTTCAAAATCAACAAAATCATAAAGATTATTAAGAAAGAGATTGATAGCTACCTCTGCCCTTGTCAATAATTTTTCAAAGTCATCTACTTCATCAAATCCTAACTCATTAAACTCATCTTGTGTCAAATAAGCTATAGTAATCACCTCCAATAAAAAAGAGGTGGTATTACTTACCTGCCTCTTTGGTTTCTTCTTTTTCGTCAACTGGCTCAAAGAATGGGCTCAACTCAGGATGTGACTGTTTACCTTGAGCATTTAAGCTCTCAGCTACTTTGACATCCATGTCATACACTACATCCTTGTCATAGCTTTGCTCTTTGCCATTGACATTAAAAACAACATTACTTGTTGCTTTAAATTGAGCCATTTAGTTTATTCCTCCACTTTATAGCCATTGTTTTCAAAGGCTGATACCATGATAGGGTCAGACAGGGTAAATGATACCCCATCCTTAGTCAAAGTGACATCAGTTTTAACCTCTACTACTTCCTCTACTGTGTTATCATTAGCCATTAGCTACCTCCTTAGGCTGTTTTGTGAACGTAAATAGCTTTCTTTTTAGCGTCCAAGACGAAAGCGTCATAACGGATACGACCCTCAACCAATTTACCATTGATACCTGGTGGGTTGTCGTGGATTTTATAATCTTCTAACTTAACAGGTGATGTAGTAGCTGCTGGATGAGCGATAATAAACTCAACACCTGTAGGCATATATGTAGATGGTGTCAATACTACTGGCATACCATCGATCATACCCACTTGACCCTTGATAGTGATTTCTTGTCCAAGATCTGAGTTTTTGATGAAAGTATCATCAAGTTTAATCAACTTGTAGAATTTAGGTGATACATGCAAGATACGACCAGCCACAGGGACTAGAGCGTCTGACAACTTAGATTGTCCCTCAAGTACAAGCTCATAAGCGTTAGTTTTAGTAACTGCACCTGTTGCAACATGTCCAGTATCAGCACCTGAAACCATTGCTGACAAACGGTACTTATCAACCTCAGGGATGACTACCTCTGAAATTTGACGGGCTAGGGATTTACCTGCCTCCATGACGCCATTTGAGCCTTGCTCTGATTTTTTATCAATCGTGAATGTAAATGAGCGGTCTTTAGAGAGCGTCATAGTTTGGACTGTATTACCAAGCTCATCAGCTGTACCGTAGCGATTTTGACCAGTAGTCTGGTAGTCATTCATTCCTGATGTAGCGACTGTGTAGACTTTGACCGTCTCAGCGTCAATAAAATCAAAATCTTGGTTGATAGTGCTAGTAGTAAGAGCCTCTCTTGTAAAGCGCTCATCTACTTTATGACTAAATTTTTCTGCGTAGTTTACTGCCATTTATATTTTTCCTCTTTTCTTTTTTGGTATTATACGCTATCAAAGCCAGCAAAAAGGGCTTTGTCCTCTGCACTTAGGCCATCATCTGCATTGCTTGCTGATGGATTGCCTGTGACAGAGATGTTAGGGGTTGGTTGCTCTTGCACCGATTGGAATAGGTAAGGGCTTGACTCTCTGAGTGAGTTGATTGTATCCTCAAGCTGAGGTTTGCCATCCTCTCCTAGCTCAATACTGTCTAGGTCAATGAATTTCATCAAATCATCAGAGTTGTATGCACCTACATCTTTCAAAGCTAGGGCAATAGCATTGGTTTTGGTTACCTGAGCAAGGTTTGCCTCACTATCCAGCTTATACTGCTCAAATTGTGCCTTGAGTTGTTCAAGCTGTTGCTTGCTTTCCTCACTAGCACCCTCTTTGGCTTGTAAGTCTTGAATAGCTTGAGTCTGTTGCTCAAGTTGTTGCTTTAATGTATCATTTTCAGCTTGTAGCTCAGATTTGGCCTGTGATTTTGCATTCTCAATACCTGCACCGTACGCTTGCATGATATTGTCAATCACTGACTTATCCTCAATACCTGCCTCAACTAACATTTCACGTTTAAGACTCATGTCTTAATCCTCCTTTTTACGTCACATGGACAAATTAAGACAGTTTTACGCCATGCTCCAGGGCAAAA